AGGTCTCGATACCGGAAGTCCCAGCTCCGCTAGCAGCAGCTACGGCCAAAGCACGGCTCGCCATGATCTCTGCTTTTCTGCGTGCTTCACTGGCTTTCAGTTGTCCAGCAGCTTCCGCCTCTTTCGCGGCAGCAGCAGCGCGTCGAGCATTCGCTTCAGCAGCGGCCTTTTCGTTGATCTCTTGTTGTTTTGACGCGGAATAGGAGGACGCAGCAGATACCGCCGTTCCTGCTACCGCTATCACCCATGCCGGTATAGCTGCCATTACGGTTCCCTCACCAAATATTCACCGATACAAGTTACTTTCCCGGTCGGCTTGAATCCAAGTTTCGCCAGTAGGTAAGGGGCGGTTTGCTCACATTGACTTGCTAATGCATAAACAGGAGTTTTCATAGAATCGTAGAATTCGCACAAAAGACGAATTCCTTTAGCGATTGTTTTCCTGTCTTTCCTGACTGCATCTGACAAATCAGAGAACGCAACCGGATATCCTTTCACATAGTATACCCCGCCAACCATCAAGATTTCACCATCTTTTTCTGCAACAAATCCCCTGAATCTCGCAGGAGGATATGATTTGTAGAACTTGAAAGCATCTTCAAGTGTCGCCTGCCTGAATTCGACTTTACTTGTCATGCGCTGCAAGTCCTACAACACACGCCAGAACAGTACATGGACGCGGAGAACTTGCCTCCAGACACAACCTCGAATCCGTGTCCCACGTTCCATTTACTTCTACAGAGTCCATATCGACCGTACTGTGGATCGTATCTGCTCCAACCTCTGCGCTCTTGTCGTACAGAGGAAGATCGTCCAGATAATTGAAGTCCTGCCCATACCTGAGTCCTAAAGCATGAGTATCCGCAAGCACAAGCCCTAGATGGTCGATCCTCTTTCGCTGCGTCAAAGGCGCCTGCGCCTGGCTAGCTACAGCAAGCTTGGCGGACTTCCATTGAGCGGTGTAGGGAAGTCCTATGTACGCAGTCGTAACGGCCTCTGAGAGCGTTATCTGCCCACTGGAAACGGTATATTCTCCGAGGTCTTTGGTATTCCCCCACACACAAACCGTCTCACCCTCCAAATGACTAAGGCCAGTGATTACGGTCGCTGAAACTCCGGAATAGGTATAGGTAGAATCGGCAAGAACCGTTCCGGCTAGCCCTTTGGCTTCACTCTCCAGTGCCCATTTTTCCACGTACCGCTTGGTCGATCCGTTTATAGTACGATTGACCGTGTAATAAACGTAATCCTCTGCCGTACCGGGCAGAACTACTACATCCTCGACATCGCCGTCAGTTTCGTACTTGACCCAGCAAGTGACTTTTTCGTACCTGTCGAATATAAGAATCGCCACAGTTCCATCAGAAAGAACGCAGTGGATGCGAGTATCAGGCAGCCGCTGAATTCCTATCCGAACAATTGCTGGATCGCCGATCTCAGGAGACAGCCCGGTAAGGTCGCTCGACATATAGTTGTATGCCGCCGCGTCATAAGCCAATTCGTATAGTCTGGTTCCGCCACGATTAACGTAAATCCCAGAAGCGTCCAAACGAACGATGCGGACGTTCCCTGATCCGATAGAAGAAACGGGTTTCAGCGAAAACGCGGTAGGCGTCAGAGGTTCTTCAAGCGACGATGCTTTTGCCACAAGCTCAGACCCCTGAGTCCCAATCAGTAATTGAGACAGGGAAAGCAGCCAGTTGATCTTATAGACCGGACCCGATCCAATGTTTCTTGAAATCGGGCCAGAATCCCCCTCTACGGAATCATCGAAATTAGCAAAATCATCCGAGACAGACCCATCGACAAGATCGTTACCAGCCCAGAACAAGCGCCCATCATGGAGCGTTACAGAAGACGGCCAGCCACGATAATCAGACCACGCACCTTCCCACCATGTAGATGTCGCAGTGGTCGCGCCCATATCGACTTCTACGTCTGCGCCAACTTGAGTTCCGCTTGTATAACTGGTTACGCGGGCAACTCCAAGAATAGAACCAGCAGCATAGGTCATGTCCAAATCGACGGTTCCTGACGTATATCCACCAGCCTTCACCCCAACACGGTAATAGGCTATCTGGTTGTCTAGAGAATCGTTGTAATTGAACGCCTGCGCTGTTGTGTATGTCGCCACATCAACCCAATCTCCAACGTCTCCAAGAGACCGCTGCAAAGTGATATTGGCCGTGAATGTTCCAGCAATGATTACTCCAAACGTTCTACCGCTGCTAATTCCTGTAACACGAATTGGGTTTGAATACTGATCTTCTCCTGTGATCGTGGCAGAAACGTTTTGACCAGTTGATTCCAGTCTAAATGCCGCCCCAACATGAGTCGATTTGAAAATCGATTTGCTTGCGGTCAATGTGATTGCACCATTCAGCGCAGAAGGAGTGATGGTGACTTCTGAAATATTCTCTGCCCGCCACGGGCCGTTGGCGTTGTACTCAACAACAGACCATGATCTTGTTGCTTGACGCTCGATCATTCTCTGCTTGTGCGTTCCATCGCAAACGAATATCACATCTCCTGATTGCTCAAACCGAATATTGTCTAGATCAGCAGTAAGCCAAGGAGTTGTGACAGTCATTACTCCAGCAGACTCGAAAGCGATGCTATCAACGCGAGCGCCAGCAATTAGCGAAGACGCTAACCTGATATACGTTGTCCCGGTCGGCGTGAAGGCAATGGAGTGATACCCAGGCCCAAGACTAACTCGATCCCAATATTCCCCACCACCAGAAGTCGATCCGATACTTAACCGTATAGTTCCCTTCTGAACCCTGATCGCTAGCGCATGTTCTTTGTTCTGGTCTCCCGCTGATACAGTGATCGCCTGATCTCGGCGGGCCTCGTTCGTACCGTCTCCGACAAGAGACAAATACCCACCAGTCGCCCACGACGACACCCCACCAGACTCACCAGAATCTGTCCATCCAGTAAGGTCTGTGTTGAACGTCCCGTTTGTGATAGTGCTGGAAACGCTTAACCTAGTGAGGACAACGTCATTGATTACTACGCGCATCGCGCCATTAGTCAACTCGACAAGTGCAGTATCGTCTGACGAAAAAACAAACGGAATATGGACTACTTCTGCGTCGTCTTTTGTCGAATGCAAATACCTTGACCCCGGTCTGAGCATCATGCTCCCCAAGACCCTCGGCATCCAATTCACCATGCGCTCAGCAGACAGCGCAATTCGAGCGATATCTACCCGAGCAAGGGCTAGCTTACTGACCAGCCCACGATTGAACCCAAGGAGAGTATGAAGTACTTTCACCCGATCAGGCTTCCACGATTACCCCGGTCATATCGCCCACCCCATCCGAGACGCGAGCGAACCCACGAACCGGGGGGAGGGAAGATTGTCGGGTCTTCCATCGCGTCACCAGAAGCAGCGTCACGCAATCGCTTCTCTACAAGTTTCTCTAGCTTTTCTCTGAGAGATGCGTCTTGAGACAGACGAATACACGCTTGAGATGCCAGATAGGCATGGACGTACTGAATGAACGATTCCGGCCACAGGGAATAATCCCCGCCATACGTAGCCCCATTCGACACATAGCTTACGTACAGAGGTTCGGCGTCAGTGTACCAATACCCAGCTTCAAACCGATACTGCGTCAATGGAACGGTTTGATATTCGTCAGCAGAGAATGATGCAGTCCGAATGTGGTCAGATGGAACTTGATATGCCTTGCGATACCCAAACGTCGGAGCGATAGAAGTCTCTGCCGCCAATTGAACCGTTCGCTTGGCAAACCTCCAGATTCCTGCATCCAAACAGAAATCCACCGCCCCTTCGTCCCATACATCATTCAGAACACGAAGCGGCTCCCTGTTCTCCGACAGGGAAGCAAGGCGGCGCTCCCCTAGCTCACGAAGAGCGCCGTTGTACAGGGTAAGTTTCGATGTCACGCAGCCACCTTCTGATCTTCAACCCACTTGATAGCCTGATCCTTCTCCAACCCTTCAGCAACAACAGCATTGTCGGACGAGCGAATCACCCGCCACATGGCAACGGGACCAGACCACTTGACCGTGTATTTCCCATCAACCACTTCCGGCTTTTGTTCGTCTTGGTCGAAAACAACCGACCGCAGAACATAGACGTTAATCGCCTGCTCCTTAACGCTGCGGACGTAGAGTTCAGCCCACCACGTACCGTCTTCAGTGAAGACCTCGATACGAGAACCAGGCTTCTTGATATAAGACGCAACGTGCGCCCAATACTCAGGCTTAACCATGTCAGCAAGCGTAGTTCCATTCTCAGGTTTCACCACATATACAGTGCGGGCGTAGTCTGCTTCAAAGACACGATTCTTGAGGATTTTCACGTTTCACCTTTCAAAAGAAAAGGGGCCTTAGCCCCCGAGTGTTTCTCCATCACCAGAAGTAAGCACGGTCGTTTGAGGCCGGCTTTGCGCCCTTCGCCTCTTGATCGCTTCTTCTTCTTCAGGAGTCATTGCAGTAGTAGTTGCCTTCGGCCCTTCCTGAACAGGAGCAGGCCCGCTGTACGGAAGAGGGTTAAGAGCAGCCTTCCATACTTTGTTCTTCGCCTTCGGGTTCATCGGGGTACTCGCCCACGTCAGAACATCCTTTGGCTTTTTGCTGGGCATCCCTACCTTTGCGACTTCGCCAATTCCGCTCATACAGCCTCCTAAATCCCGGCCCCGGTAAGGGCCGGGGTTAGCCGATGATTAGTCGGAGTTAGTCGCGGAACCAATCACGGTGCCATCACCCAGATCAACCGCACCAGGGTAAGTGGTCGATACCGAAACGACCTTGTGCATGGTCGCAGCAGTAGCGTCAGTGGTCGAATCTTTGTGGATCACGATGTCGTTGACCTTCATGCCGAGAGCGCCACCATTGGTGATGAAACCAGAAGCATCAACAGCAGCAGTAGCGTCAGCCGACGTGTGATACCACTGGCGCGGACCAGCAATCGGTTGGTTAATCAGGATCGGAGGGGTGCTTGTGGAATATGCCATGATTTGTCTCCTTGATTACTGGGCGGCGTAAGCCGAACCATCATGGTTGATAATGACAACACCAGCGCTCTGCAAGAGCTTCGACCCCATGTAGGCCGTAGCGCGAGCGTAGCTGTAGTCTTGCTCTTCGTCGTAGCCGGCAAATGTCGCCAGGCCCATCGTGTCGCAGGCATGGCCAATGGCAGACTTGTGGTACATGATGCACTTTTCAGCCGAAGTACCCTTGCCGGTCAGGTTCGGATGGACAATCCAGTTAACACCAGCCCAGCGGAACATGGTCATGCCGTTCTCGAAGGGCTTGTTATTGACGTAATCGACAGAGCCGAATTCCTTGGTCTGCATCAGATAGGCATACGCAGCCGGGGTGATGAGGGCGGAAATGTTGCCGTCCATCGGGACTGCGTTGTTACCAAGAATGGCCAGGCCATACATTGCCAGAGACAGGCTCATGGTAGCAGCCGTGCCAGTGTCTTGGGTGCCGGTTTCAAGAGCCGTGATGATGTCCGAGTCAATCTTGCGATTAAGGACGCCAATCGAGGTCTCTTGCATGATGCGACGACCATCGCCTTGCGAAGCGTAGATGTTGAACCCAGTGCGCCGGACCAGATCATGCCATTCGGCAAGGGTCGCGGTATTCTGGGTCAAGCTGTCCGAGCGAGCCGGGATAAGACCGTTCTCGCCACGGGTTACAGCAGCAGCACTACCAGAGTCGGCAACGAGGAAAACGGCTTGGTTGCCATTTATGTTGGCTTCGGTGGTGACGGTTTGGCGAACAAGCGACTGGCGCTGTTCAAAGCCCGCAATGTACTCATCGCGGTAAATTGTTTGAAAGGCCGTAGATGCCATTTTTGGCTCCTTAAAGAAAATGAGAAATGAAAACTCATCTGCCTCGGGGTAGCCAATCTGTGCGTTTCGCGGGTTGTCCTTGCGGAGCCGCTACTTGTACTAATTGGGGCCTTCGCTGATGTTGCAGTGACTTTGTATCACAAATCCTTATGGTTTGCAATACACTACTTCTGCATGACTGCTTTGGTTTCCTGCTTCATTCCAGCCGTGACACGCTCGGCTGATTTCAGTAGAGATTCTTCGTTTTCTCCTGATTCCCTTGCTAAAGCCACAACAAAGTCCTCCAGCGACATGGTTATCCCGATTCCAACTTCTGTGATATCTATCCGAATGAACGGTTCATGCCACTTGCGAGAGATAACTACTAGTTTCTTTTCCACAATTCATCCCCTCACAGGAGCGCGTAAGTCTTTTTCTGACAGACTAGGAATAATGCTCAGAGGCCATCCGATTCCATAACCGTCCCACCTGAATGTCTCTTCATCCTCTGGCGAATACGGAGCATCAACAAAATACTGCACTACGGCATCATCAGAAAGCACAAGATATCCATGAGCATATTGAGGCGGGATCAACATTGCCATGCCATAACTCATTCGCAGAGCGCACCAATTCCCAGTCTCAGGCTCAAGAACAACGTCAAATATCTCGCCGCGAACCGGCATAACCATCTTCGTCTGATCTTGCCTATGCATTCCCCTCAATACATTCCTAACCGAGAACGCTGTATTTAGCTGCATGAAGCCTGGTCGCATGGCCTTTTCAAGAAGCCTCGAATCGATGGTCGGAGAGAAATCCCCGCGCGGATCGTAGAATATTTCCTGCTGAAAGACCCTTACCCCAGCCAGAGCCTTACCTACGATCTTTTCACGAACCCCAAAGCTCTCATGCATGCTATTTCTTCGTCAGATTGGCAATCAAGTCGGTAACGGTGTTGATATTCCTGCTCATGTAGATTTGTTTGACCTCGGCCGTCCTGAATGCAACCCATTCGTCGTTAGGGTCGTAAGTTCCGGCCAAGACGTAGCTGAAGTCGCACTTGTACCCAGTATGGGGAGCGTTAATCTCACGCCATGGAGCGTCTAGGTAGAAGTACGTCCAAGAGCAAACAGGAGGCCACTGGTGAGTGGGGTCGCCATAGGCGCGCTCATGGCTCCAGTGCGGGGTGATGATTCGCGCTTGACCACCCGGCTTCAGCACACGATAAAGCTCGTTGAAGAAGTGGATGCGCTCTTGTCCAGTCAGGTGTTCAAGGAAATGGCTGCAATGTATTTCGTCTACCTCTCCATCCTTCCACGGCCATGGCTGGCGAAGATCGTAGATGACATCGACCCCAGGAAAATTCAGCGCATCGACGCCGATCCACTTTCGCCCGTCGTTGATCTTGTTACGTCCACATCCTAAATCCAACCTTATGCTAGACTCGGTATCGGCAACAACAACATTGGAGCTATCCATGAAAATCACCTTGTATTGTGCTACATGTGGTAAATCGTTCGAGGTATTCCCATCCCAAAGCAAGCAGAAATTCTGCTCTATCAAATGCCACGACAAAACAGGAGAGAGAAATCCGAAGTGGAAAGGCGGTCGGGTTATCGTAGGAGGGTATAGGTACGTTTATGCCCCGAACCATCCGAACGCAACAAAGGACGGGTACGTCTGTGAGCACAGGCTTGTTGCTGAGAAGACGCTTGGGCGCTACCTTACCGGAAAAGAAGTTGTCCATCACATAGACGAGAACCCGCTTAACAACACCCCTGATAATCTTGCAGTGTGCAGTGGCTCTGGCGCGCATTCCGTTGCTTTTCATCTCAAGCGGAACGCCACAGGAAAGTTTGGCGAACGCTCGCCAACTACACATCCAAATCAAAAGCTCACCACAAACCAAACTACGGACGCTGTTGCGCGTAGGGCGGCCGGCGAAACCTACCGATCCATAGCCGAAAGCTACGGGGTTACGATAAGCTGTATCAACGCAATAGTTAGAAAGCATCGCGCTTCTTAGCAGCCGAGATCAAGTCTAATCGGCTCTGCGACCACAGACTCAGTTGCTGCGCTCGGTACGCCAGCCTCCACAACACTGCTATCCGCAGTTTCAGCCACAAGATTGCTCCTTTACAACGAAACCAGCAGGAACCAATATTTCATTCCCATCTTTAAGTTTTATTTTGTAGTATTTAGCCTCTATGGTTTCCCAATAAGTACCCGTCGTTGACCATGCCGCTTGATACCGAGACTCTTTGAATTCATAGCCAATCACGATCCCCTCTGCACTATTATAGAAACCATCGTTAATGCACACACGGTCCCCATAGTAGATGGTAGCTGGTTCAATCGATTTCTCTTCTTTGAAATCGCCTGATGCATCTTTTGTGAATATCTTCATTCCAAACATTTCTCACCTCACCAAGTTGTGTCTTCAGGGCCAAACTGCCCAGACAGGTCATAGTGCCCCACCAACACGTCACAGTCGATGGCGCAGCGGTAGCCATACTTCCGTGCGTCGCCCCAGAAGTACAAGTCCTGTGTGCCAACGCCAGTCGAGTCCGCGACAGTCTTGAACCAAGGACGCCGAAGACGTGTGTCCTTAAACATATCCATCCGCCAGAGATTAAAGCCCATCCCGGTTCCGCAGCACTCGACAAGCTGACCGGCAACAGGCTTTTGAGGCCTGAAGTTCAGGATAGCGTCCTTGGGGTCTCCCCAAATCTGAGGAACTCCGTCCGGCCCCTTCGTCCAGTACAGCCCACCGATGCAAGCATACTCGGGATGCTTATCCATCTGTGCAAGCAATTTCACAAACCCGTCCGGTGGAGGGGTGTTGTCATGCTCCATAGTCAGGATATACTTAAACTTCGACAACTCAGGATGGCTGATGATGTTGGTAATCGTCTGACTAAATGCCTCGCCAACCTCCATCCCAAGTGCCCACATTCGGAACACCTTTTGGTTAGGCGGGGAAATAAGATTCATCCAAGAAGCCACACACTTTGTCGGCATGCTCCCAAATCCAGGGATCACAATGACCGTGCTCATGTCCTTGTACACGCCAGAATAGTCTAGGCGCTTTACCGCGGCGTCCAGCATGGCGTTGTGCTGACCGTAATCTTGCGCAAGAATTTGAGGCTGAATCGTCACTTAGCCAAACCTCCAATAGTAGATGCCAGATTGCGGCGCTGACCCTGCTTTAACCTCAATGGCAACACCTCCAAAATAGGCCGACTGAGAATATGTAATGTCTGCCGAGGTGTCGTTGTCAGATCGGAATTCGCTGTTTCCAATGAACGTCCCACCACCTAGAAGACTGTTGATATACCCGATTCTGGTAAATCCTGTCCCTTCCGTAACCGTGACACCTGGCTGGCTTCCTAGCACATAGCCCCAGCCTGCATATGTAGCATTTCCGGCATCACTGAAAGCGCCAAGAGTAGCTGTCGCGGTAGTTCCTGGTTGCTGAAGAGCGGTAGCGGACTGAATGACGGCAGCCGATCCATTTGACCCTCCTGTATCCACCCCATCAAGATGATCTACGACCCAGCCAATACCTTGGACAGACGTTGCGCCATAGTCGATCGTGATGGCACCCGTCGATGGAGACGCGCTCATGGCCCGCCACAGGCTTACTGTGTAAGGCGTTCCGAAGCTAACGGATGCGATTTGCGAGAACGTCAGACCAGCCCCAGCAACAGACGATGGAAGCGTATTAGCTGGCGACGAGTTGTACGTCAGAACGGTGA